ACAAACACTGCGTTTAACTTAGGATACAATGTCCTTCAAGTATTTTTTGAGGATAACCCTAAGATTATTCAGAGAAAACACTTCACACTTTGGACAGGAATTGAACCAGACAATTTGGTAAAAAATAGAGATGAGGTAATGTCAAAGGTTACTGAGATTCAAGAGACTATGAAAAACAAATTGGTCCTTAAAAAGTTGGCATCTGATACTATGACTATGAATCAAATCAAAGGTCAAGTAAGAAAAATGATTGCAGACGGAAACAAAATTGATTTAATCATGTTAGATTATATCGATTGTATATTACCTGAATCAACAAGTAAAGATGAGTGGAAAGCTGAAGGTTCTGTAATGAGAGGATTTGAAGCAATGTGCCATGAGCTAGACTTAGTTGGATGGACAGCCACACAGGGTAATAGGTCTTCAATTTCAGCTGAAGTAGTAACAACCGACCAAATGGGAGGCTCAATTAAAAAGGCTCAGGTTGGTCACGTAATCATCTCTGTTGCTAAGACCCTTCAACAAAAGGAGATGAACCTCGCAACTATTGCGATAACAAAATCTCGTTTAGGTAAAGACGGAGTAGTTTTTGAGAATTGTAAATTTAACAATGAGTTACTTGAAATTGATACTGAAAGTTCAGTTACATTCTTAGGGTTTGAAGAACAACAAGAAGAAAGAAAAAGAGACAGAGTAAAAGAGTTGATGGAGAAAAGAAAACAAAAAGAAGAAGAGCAGAAACAAAAATCTTAATACAAAAAAACACAATTAATTATGGAAAAAATTTTAGTAGAGAACCCTAACAGGTTCGTAATATTTCCAATTCAGCACGATGATATTTGGGAGTTCTATAAGAACCACCAAGCGGCGTTATGGACAGCGGAAGAGGTTGACTTAACAAACGACATTAGAGATTGGAATAATCTTACTGAAAACGAACAATATTTCGTTAAAAATATATTATCATTCTTTGCGGCATCGGATGGTATTGTTAACGAAAATCTTGCCGAAAACTTCTATAGAGAAGTACAATACCCTGAAGCTAAGTTCTTCTACGGGTTCCAATTGATGATGGAGAATATACACAGTTTAATGTATTCTTTATTAATCGATACGTATATCTCAAATGAAGAAGAGAAACAATTATGTTTCACCGCCTTAGATAACCTACCTGCAGTACAAAAGAAAGCAAAATGGGCTCTTGATTGGATTGATAACGCATCTTTCCAAGAAAGACTTGTAGCTTTTGCTGCGGTTGAAGGAATATTCTTCTCAGGGTCATTTTGTTCAATATTTTGGTTGAAATCAAGAGGAATCATGCAAGGACTATGTAATGCAAATACTTTAATTTTTAAAGATGAAAACTTACATTGTGACTTCGCAATCCATTTGGTAAATAATCACTTAGAAAACAAACCAACTGAAAAAAGAATTAGAGAAATCTTATTATCTGCACTTGAAATTGAAAAAGAATTTATCACAGAATCTTTACCTGTTTCCCTAATCGGTATGAACTCAAATTTAATGAAACAATATCTTGAATTCGTAACTGATGGGTTATTAGTTAAATTTGGTTGTAAAAAAGAATTTAACGTTGAACAACCATTTAAGTTTATGGAACAAATCGCAGTTGAAACAAAGGGTAACTTCTTTGAGTCAAGAACGATGGAGTACCAAAAAGCGAAACTAAACGAAACATTATCATTTGATTCTGATTTCTAATTTACTATTTTTAAATCTATGATGTCACTAAAAATTAAAAAAAGAGACGGGGAAGACGCGTCCTTTAATCCACAAAAAATATATAACAGAATTAAAAGAGCTGCTAAAGGTTTGAATGTAAATTCAGATGAAATCTTTATTAAAGTTATTACGTCAGTTCCAACGGAAGGTATTATTACAACTAAAGAATTAGATAAGCTTGTATATGAAATTGCTGCTGCTTATACAGGTAGTCACCATGACTATTCAAGACTTGCTTCATCAGTTGCGATTTCTTCTTATCACAAAGAAACTGATACAAGTTTCTCAAATACAATGCATACGTTACACGTTGATGGTATTGTACATGATGAACTAATGTCAATTATTGAAAAATACGGTCCGAATAAAATTGATGAGGTAATTAATCATGAAAATGATTATAACTTCGATTATTTTGCTTGGAGGTCATTACAAGAAATGTACTTGTTAAAGACACCTGAAGGTAAAGTTATTGAAAGACCACAACACATGTACATGAGAGTTGCTCTATGGGTGACTAACACATTTGACGAAGCTGTAGAATATTATAATTCATTATCAAACCAACGTATATCAAAAGCAACACCTATCATGATTAATGCAGGTACAAGAGTACCTCAATTAGCGTCTTGCGTGTTACATTACAACAACTCTGACTCGAGAGAAGGTTTATTGAAAACCTTGAATGACATCTCAACCTATTCTTCAGACGCTGCGGGTATTGGACTATCAATGTCTAACATTCGTAGTAAAGAAAGTAGAATTAAATCATCAGGAGGATTTGCTGGTGGATTGTTGAAGTACTTAAAAATAGTTAACGAGTCACTAAGATTCTTTAACCAACAAGGAAGAAGACCTGGTAGTGCGGCTATCTATTTAGAACCATGGCACAGAGATATCATGGACCTATTAGAAATTAAAAAGAATACAGGTGCTGAGGAATTAAGAGCGAGAGATTTATTTACCGCGTTATGGATTCCCGATAATTTCATGAGAGCGGTTAAAGACAATGAAGATTGGTACTTATTCTGTCCTAACGAAATTATTAAATCAGGTATTAAACCATTACAAGAATGTTTTGGAGATGAATATGAGAAAAATTATCAAAAGGCGGTTGATTTAGGTATTGGTAGAAAAGTTAAAGCTCAAGAGATTTGGTCAAAAATTATTGAATCTCAAGTTGAAACAGGAGTTCCTTATTTATGTGCTAAAGATAGTGCTAATAAGAAAACTAACCACCAAAACATAGGTGTGATTAAACAATCAAACTTATGTAATGAGATTTATCAATACACTGACGAAGAGACAACAGCAATCTGTACACTATCTTCTATAGTATTAAAAAACTTTATTATTGATGGTAAGTTTGATTATAAATTGTTAATTGAAGAAGTTAGAAAAGCTGTAAGAGCTTTAAATAATGTTATTGACAAGAATAACTACTCAACTCAAAAAGGTTTAAAAGGAGGTCTTGAACAAAGAGCAATTGCGATTGGAACTCAAGGATTGGCAGATGTATTCTATTTAATGGATTATATTTTCACATCTGAAGAAGCTAAATCTTTAAACAAGAATATATTTGAAGCAATCTATTTTGCAGCAATTACTGAAAGTAATGACTTATGTAAGAAAGGTATTAGAGAACCATATAAATTCTTTGAAGGGTCGCCAATGTCAAAAGGTATTTTCCAATTTGATATGTGGGGATTAGATGAATCTGATTTATTTTTAAATTGGGAGAAATTAAAAGAAGAAGTGAAAGAATATGGGGTTTGTAATTCATTATTCACAGCTCAAATGCCAGTTGCATCTTCAGCTAAAATTACAGGTTCATTTGAAATGACCGAACCAGCTCACTCAGCGTTATTTAACAGAAGAGTTGTTGGTGGTGAGATTATGATTGTAAACAAGTATTTGATTAATGATTTTGAAAAAATTGGTGTTTGGTGTGAGGACTTGAAAAATGAAATTATTATGAACGAAGGCTCAATTCAAAATATTAATTTCAATCAATATCTTGACCCTGAAGACAAAAACTATAACAAGAAAGTTAAGAGAATTGAACATCTAATTCCAAAGTACAAAACTATTTGGGAGATTTCTCAAAGAGAATTAATTGACATGGCGGCTGATAGAGCACCATTCATTGACCAATCACAATCAATGAATATCTATATGGCAAATCCAACATTGTCTAAGATTACATCTTCTCACTTCCACTCATGGGAGAAAGGTTTGAAAACTTTGTGTTATTATGTTAGAACTAAAGCGATTTCAACAGGAGCTAAACATTTGGCTGTTGATGTATCAAAAATACAAAAACCTAAAATAAATGTTGAGGTTCCTAAAGTGGACTATAGTGATATGAATTTACCACCAAAACCCGAAGGAATCGAAATTGAATGTTTCGGTTGTTCATCTTAAAATAATTAAATAATCCCGACCACCATCGGGATTATTTATTTTAATCTATTTATAAGGAAAAATCAGGACATTATATTTATAGTTATGGCTCAAGGTACAACATACGGTCTTAATTTCCCTTTTAGAGATTCTAGTCGAGGAGATTATTTGCAACTTACTCAGTTTGAAGCGCAGGAAATTAAAGCGGATTTAATTCATCTTTTGTTAACAAGAAAAGGTTCAAGATATTTTCTACCTACTTTTGGAACAAGATTATATGAATTTGTATTTGAACCGTTTGATGGACTTACATTCGACGCAATTGAATCTGACATAAGAGACGCTGTGGCAAACTTTATGCCAAATCTATTGTTAAACAATATAACAATCACCCCTGCAGACCCACAAGAGGAAGTTGATATTGCAACAGGTCAAAGCACGTTAGGAACAACTGAATCTCCAATATATAGATTTCCAGGAAAAGGAACTTCGGATTACACTGCAAAAGTTAAAATAGACTACTCAACAGATAAAAACACTTATGCTCAGAGTGATTTTGTTATTATTAATATTTAATATAAATGGCCAATCGTAAAATATCATATACAACCAGAGACTATCAAGGAATAAGAACTGAGTTATTAAATTATGTAAGAACATATTATCCTGAATTAATTCAAGATTTTAATGATGCTTCTGTATTTTCAGTATTCTTAGACTTAAATGCTGCGGTTGCAGATAACCTACATTATCATATTGATAGAAGTATTCAAGAAACAGTTCTTCAATACGCACAACAAAGGTCTTCAATTTATAACATTGCAAGAACCTATGGTTTAAAATTGCCAGGTCAAAGACCTTCAGTATCTTTAGTTGATTTTTCAATTACAGTACCTGCGTTTGGAGACAAAGAAGATGAAAGATACTTAGGAACACTTACAAGAGGTTCTCAAGTGACAGGAGCAGGAATAGTTTTTGAAAACATATATGATATTGATTTTACATCACCATATAATGCCCAAGGATTCCCTAATAGATTAAAGATACCTAACTTTAACGCAAATAACGTTTTAATTAACTATACCATTACAAAAAGAGAACTTGTTGTTAATGGTATTACTAAAGTATTCAAGAGAGTTATTGGACCAAATGATGTTAGACCATTTTTTGAATTATTCTTACCTGAAAAGAACGTATTAGGTATTACTAGTGTTTTATTAAAAAGTGGAACAGAGTATACAAACTTACCAACAGCTGCGGAATTCTTAGGAGCATCTAATAAATGGTATCAAGTTGATGCATTAGCGGAAGATAGAGTGTTTATTGAAGACCCTACAAAAGTTTCAGACCAGCCAGGTATTAAAGTTGGAAAATATATCCAAACTCAAAATAGATTTATTAGTGAGTATACTTCTGAAGGATTTAAAAAATTAACTTTTGGTGGTGGAACTAACACCGCTCAAGACGCATTAAATCAATTTACAACATTAGGTACAACATTAGACTTACAAAGATATTCTAATAACTTTTCATTAGGTTCTGCTTTAATTCCTAATTCAACATTATTCATTCAATATAGAGTTGGTGGTGGATTATCGACAAACTTAGGTACAAATGTTATTACTCAAATAGGAACCGTTTCATTTTATGTTAATGGTCCTTCAGAGTCAACTAACTCTTCAGTAGTTAACTCATTAAGATGTACTAACGTGACTGCAGCTATCGGTGGAGCAGGTATTCCTTCGTTAGAAGAAATTAGAAACTACGTTTCATTTAACTTTGCAGCACAAAAAAGAGCGGTTACAGTACAAGATTATGAGGCAATTATTAGAAATATGCCATCAGAGTTTGGAGCTCCTGCCAAAGTTTCAATTACGGAAAACAACAACAAAATTTTAATTCAGTTATTATCTTACGATACATCAGGTAAATTAACAAGTATTGTATCTGATACATTAAGACAGAACGTTGCAACATATCTTTCTAATTATAGAATGATGAATGATTATATTTCAATATTAACTGCTGAGGTTATTGACCTTAGTGTTGATGTTCAAATTGTGTTAGACTCTGCACAAAATTCAGGACAGATTATTTCTGATGTTGTTGATAAGATATCTGCATATTTTAATCCACAAGTAAGACAACTTGGTCAAAACGTTTATCTATCTGAGATTAGAAGTATTGTTCAAAATCAAAATGGTGTATTAACAGTTGCGGGACTTAACGTTTATAATAATGTTGGAGGACAATACTCATCAGCTGAAACATCAATGCAATACTCAAATCCTGAGACAAAAGAAATTGCACCTGTTGATGATACAATTTTTGCTCAACCGTCACAAGTTTATCAAATTCGTTATCCAAACAAAGACATCAGAATTTCAGTTAAAAACTTCCAATCAGTTACCTTCTCTTAATAGGTTTATTCTCAAATCGTTTAGTTTATAATTTAAAAAGAGTGTGTTTGTACTTTAAAAATAACACATAAACTATTTATAAATTAAAGGTATTACATGGCTGAATCGTATCGTATTAAAACCGAACTTGGTATTAATAAAAATATTAATGTTCAAATAGACCAAGAATTTGAGTTTTTAGAAATCTTATCGTTGAAAATACAACAGTCCAACATCTATACAAGAAGTTGTTCGGAATATGGTGTGTTAGTGGGTAGGGTTACCGCCAACAACGGATTTGGTATACCTAACGCAAGAGTATCTGTTTTTATTCCAATAAAAACCGCAGATGAATCTAATCCAATTATTTCAAGTATATATCCTTACAAATCACCAACAGATAAGAATGATGATGGGTATAGGTATAATCTATTACCTTACGAAAAATCTTATTCAAAACACGCTGCAACAGGAACACTTCCAACAAGACTGGATGTTTTAACAGGGTTAACGGCAGTTGAAATTTACGACACTTATTATAAATTCACAGCCAAAACTAATGAGAGTGGCGATTACATGATAATGGGAGCTCCGTTAGGAGAACAAACTATTGTTATGGATGTTGACCTATCAGATATAGGGGACTTCTCTCTAACACCTCAGGATTTGATTAGAATGGGTCTTGCAACAGAATCTCAAGTTGCTGGTAGTAAGTTTAGAACATCAACTGATTTAACCTCATTACCACAAATTATTAGTCTAACTAAAAATGCGGAAATTTCTCCATTATGGGGAGACCCAACAATTTGTCAAATTGCTGTCAGCAGATTAGATTTTGATTTAAGAGATGACGCTAATGTTGATATCCAACCAACATCGGTGTTTATGGGTTCAATGTTTTCATCACCCGATAGTTATCGAGTACGTGCAAATGAAAGACCAAGAGATGATATGGGTAACTTATGTGGATTAACTACTGCACCTGGTCAAATATTGGCGTTAAGACAAACAATACAACAAGATAATGAAGGTAATCCTATTTTAGAACAATATGATTTAGAACAATCGGGTAATGTTATTGATGGTTCAGGAACATGGTTAATAGAATTGCCAATGAATTTAGATTATTTTATAACTAATGAATTTGGAGAAAAAGTATTATCTAATGACCCAACAGTGGGTATTCCAACAAAGTCAAAATATCGTTTTAAGGTTAAGTGGACTCAACCAAACGATTTAACTTTACAAACAAGAAGACCTTATTATTTGGTGCCAAATGTTAAAGAATACGGATGGACAACACCAACTGCAGACCCATCACCAACAAGATTTTCTCCATTGGTAGACACTAATATAAAAAAACAACAACAAAGTTCTTATTATTTTGGACTTGCTTGGAGTGGATATACAAATGGATTTATAGGGCCAAAAAAAATTGATAGACTTAATGAAATTATTAACTGTGAAGATACATTTTATGAATTTCAATATAATAGAGTTTATACTGTATCATCACTAATTGACCAGTTTAAAAAAGGGAATACATTTTTGGGAATACGAACTCCACAACCTGGTAAATTTATTGGTATTAAAGAAATTGATAGCCAAGACTGTGAAGATAGTGTAAATAAATTTCCTGTTAATGACGGATTTAAAAATTTTGATTTATTATTTTTTTTATTTTCAATAATTTTTACAGTAATACAACCAATTGGGATAATTTTATTAACAATTGCACACATTTTAATTTTTCTTTATAATTTAGTAATCCAGTTTATTTGTTGGATTTGTGAAATAAGAATACCAATTATTAAAGTATATCCATTTAGATGGATTTGTAAGTCGTTAGGTATTAACTGTGATAAAAAAGATTATACAATTAGATTACCAATGATTACTTATCCTGATTGCCAAGCTTGTGAGTGTGCTCAAGATTTAAAAACAACTGGAAATATTGCTAATACCTCTTCTGGAGGAGTTTTAAGTTACGTTTCTTTACCTGAATCTTATTATGATGAGTTGGTATCAACGTATTTTTCAGGGGAAACTGAAAATGGGTCATTATTAGCAACAATGTATTCTGAGTCATTATCAGGTTTGGCAGTAGCGTCTGCTAATATGGATACAACAAGATATAAATTACCTCTTTCTCAAATATTAAATCTTAGTGATGGAAATTTCTTTGTTAATTCATTTAGTTTACCTATTGGAGAAAGAATTAATATCTTTAATCAAAGAGATAGTTATTTTTCCAACATTAATAAAATTAAAGTAACAATCGCAAAGGATTCTAATTTAGGTAAATTTCATTATGACAATACGATAACTGTATTATGTCAAGAACAATTTCAGGCTGGAGACTTATTAACCTTTGTTAATGTAACAGGAACTACTGATACTAATTATCTTTACACTGGATTGACAACAGGTGATACTGCAACATTAGTTACAGGAATTAGTGGACAAACTTATAATGGTAGTGGTGCAACATATATTGATTTATCATATGCTACAACTCAAACATCAAATATTTTAACACCTGTAAGATATAATTTACCGTATGGTTCTTCAGAAACAAATTATAGATTTCCTGCGGATGTAGAGTATTATCAAGTTATTACGGCAATAACTGTTTCAAACGCGGCTAAAATCTGGAACACAGGCACAACTCAAACTTTTGGTAACGTTTTAAATGAACCCTCTATCTCAGATATATGGAAACAATTTCCAGGTTTTTTTGCTAAAGGTGGTACTAGTACTTTAAATGCTTATGAGTATTTCCAAGGAGGTAATGAACAATATATTTTAATCTTACAAAGAGGAGTTGACCCATATTCTCCAAAATATGTCAATGAATATTGTTTGGGTAATTTATTTGGAACAACTGAATTTGACTCAAATTGGACAATAACCGCATCAACAAGAGTTAATATACCTATACAAAAATTAAATACATCTAGTATGACTGTACAACCGTATAATCAAACTAATATGTACTATCAATCTTATTTCTTTAAACCTGGTACTACAACATCACCAATAGCAGGACAATCATTTACAGGATTTACAACAACAAATACTGCGTATTATGGTTCATTAGACGCAACAACGAGTCCTTTACCTGTTAAGTCAACAATTAATGGTAACAAAGTACTTTCATTATCTTCAAACGGATTTTATTTTGTTAATGCATCTAGTGTCAAATATGATAACAGTGAAGACTTATCTGGGTCAGCGGTAATGGCTTGTAATTCAGGTACAGGTAATTTGGTATCTAACACAAATAGCTTTGGTTATTATTATACAACAAAAACATTCTTTAGTACTAATCCTACAATGTTAATTAATAATGACACATTGAATGTTTTAAGGACCGATAGACTACCATCTTCAGATGGGTTAGATGGGTCTTCATTTACAAATAATCCAGCTCTATTACAACAAAATAATAATTTTGCCATTTATTTGGTAAATACTGATTCTGAAGACATTACATCAACAGCTTTCTCAACAGGAGCTCAAACAGTAACCGCAGATTTAGAGGGTCTTGCAAACTCAATTAAAGTATTGGATAGTTTTAATTGTGAATCAATGGTTGGATTAGATTGTTATACTGGATTTGGAGATAAGTTTAGTATTAATCAACAATGTACAACTGCAGATGCGGTTGAGGGTGGGTGTTACATGTTTATGAGAAGACCATTAACTGATTTGAAGAAAGACCTTGGAAACTTTGGAGAATGGGGATTTAGGTTCAGATTTTTTTATGGTTTGTGCCGAGGAGTTTTATCTCAATCATTCATGAACAACTGGATTAATGGTTCGTTATTTGCCTTTCCATTACAAGTTACCACATATTATAATAGTCAGAATAAACCTGAATATCCTAGATTTGCCAGCTCTGTTGCATATTTTAATATGGATAGTAATAATTTTTATTATAGAAGTAGTCCTTGGAACGATAACTCAAATAAATTTATCGGTAAACAAACAAATAACTCTGGAACTGTTAATAAAGTAAATTTATTGTATCCAACTACAATAATTAACTTGGGTATGAAAGATTATTTTTATTCTGAAATAACTTTTGACCCGTCAACCAAAGGATATATTATTCCAAGTATTGACTCAACTAGTTATGGGGACACTTCAGATTTAATTAATTTATTTGTTATTTCTAGAATTACAGATGAAAGTTTCTTAGCTCAGATTATTCCTTTAGGTGATAACTCGATTAACCAATTATTTTCAAGACCTGAAAGAAGAATTGATGGTGATTTGGCTCAATTGATGTCAATAAATTCTGAAATAGGTAATATTAATTTTTCACCTGAATATTACAATCTTGAAACAGATATTCCACCAGCAACAATATTAGGAACTTCTAGTGACCCAATTATGGCAGTGTGGTATTCATCAACAACTCAAGACTTGCAAACAAAAGATTATTTAACTCCTGGTAGAATTGATTTTAGGGGTACTGATAATAACGGGTATTTTCCGTTTGCTTATGGGGTTAAGTCACAATTAACACCATTTTACCAATGGCAATTAAACCAAAAAAATAATAATTTTATTTTTGGAAGCCAAGATAATAATTGGGCGACAGCCACTAATGATATTATTCAAAATAATTATCAATCTTTAGATAGGGCGGTATCAAATACCAAATATTACTTAAATGGAACTTCAACTGCGAATGAGTTAACTGCAAGAGGATACATATATGCTGTAGATGGCGACGTAACAAATTATCCAACAGTAGGAGGACGATATATACGAACACCACTTACTTCAAGTAAGTTTTTAGTTGGAGCTCCATTCCAATTTTATTTTGGAGTAGTTAAAGGGCAATCGGCATTAGATAGATTTAAAACAAAATATTCAATAGATGAGTAAGTATACAATAGTTCCAAGTAACTTAAGATATAAAGGGGCTCCATCGGTTAATGAGGAAATTTCATTAACACTTAAAGAACAAAGTCAACAAATCACGGAATATGATAGGAGTTCGACAATTAGTTTAGCTCAAGTATATGATGATGAAAGACAAGGATGTACAATCTTTAGACCAACGTTTAAAGTATCATACATATATGCCAATACTTATACAGGAACTACGGGATACTTACCTTTTCAATATAATCTTTATTATACAAGTCCTGAGAATTCAAAATCAAGCTCTCAAAATGGTGGTAACGGTAAATGGCCTGGATATCCTCAATATTATGAATTTGATTTTTTTAGACCTGATATTTCAGACCAACATTTTATATATAAGTCAAAAAGTGCTTATACCTATAATTGGATGTATTATCTAACATATCCATATGAAAACAATTATAATAAAGAATTAACTTATTATTCAAATAATACAAATGCAGTAAATTGGTTAGCAAAAGACGGGATACCCTTTTCAATAATAAATTCAACATCAAATGGTAACGGACTTATATCATTTAATTGTATTGCACCTCATGGATTAACTGAGGGGGAATATGTTGAATTATCTTTAACGTATAGAAACTCAAATATATTTCAAGTATATTCTATAGGTAATGGTTTATTTGATAGTGGTGTTTATGTCTTTAATGTTTTAAATATTGGATATACGGGGACAACATTTAGTAATGGTACAACAGGTACGTTTAAGAGAGTTATTAATCCTGATAACTTAACTGAAACTAAGTCAAAATATTATGTAAAACAAAACAAAGTTTTAACAAATCTAACTGACCTTGAAATGGTTAAGGCTGGATTTGAAAAAAATGTTTTTAATGAAGAAAAGAAATTAGAATATAGTTCAATAACTCCAAACAATATTACAAGAATTTCTCAAAAAACTAGTAGTAATACATATAATGTAACATCAAAATATGATTTGGATTTTGCTGGATTAAAAGACAATCAACAAAGACCAATAACCGAAATTTATTTAACAATAGTTAATAAGGGTTATTCAGGTTATTTTAATAGTCCACAAAATGGAGTTGGATTGAAACAAGGGTGGGAGTTTAATTTATCAAAAACTACAAACCCATGGTGGAATTTAACTAATGAAAAATCAAACACAAACATACCAGTCTCGGCATATACATTAACAAACGGAGAGACCAAAACATTCTATTATAACTTAGACTTAAAAAAAGAAGATTTGATGGACGGTGATTTCTGTGAGTGGAATGACTATGAGCAAATAGAAAGAGTGGTATCTCCGTATTTTCATAAATTAAAGTTTAATCAAACTGTTTTTCAAACAACAACGGTTGCAACAACAAACGCGCCAGGGTATTATTACCAACCTCATAATAAAATGACAATTAGAGTATTCTCTGATTACATCGAAACAGGAGGAATTGCTTTTGTGGACCAAGTACCTGAATGGTCATTTTATTCTATGACTGACCAACAGTTTAGATGGAGAGATTTGTATACTTATGGATATAGAGATAATCTTGGTAGAGGTGTAGATTATCCATATTTGAATACATCACAATACCCTTACTCAGATATAAACTTTAGATTAATACCTGAAGGTATAAACTATAATGATAATCTAACAGGATATGATTTTTCATTCAAACCATTAATAGATAATTGTGAATAAAGTAGTAATAAGACAAGACGGAATTACCGACAAACAAATTAATATTCCTGTTGAATTGCAATGGGATTATTTAGGTTTAGATATGGCAATTGAAGAGTATGAACAAACTGTTATTACTGAAGTAATAGGTGTCGGTAGAGATTTTGAAGTTTCAAGATTTGAACATTTGCCTGCAACTGCAACAACAAATAATACTGAAATTAATTATGAGTTTTATTTTTATTCTGGCGGTTCATTAAATGATATTAATAATTGGAGAATAAATTATTTAGGAGAAGGGTTTACACCTCAAGAAGTTTACTATTACGAAAACAATTTTAGTAATTCATTTTTCAAATTGGACTTTTATGACACTCCTGATGAAAAAGCCCAAACAAATTATTTGACAATAATTTTACCAACCCAACAAGGATTAACAATGGAAACTCAAATGCAAAGAACATTGGTTAACATTAAGAAACCAAAGTTTGTATTAGATTATGTTGGAGATAAAGAAGGGTTTTTTATTTATTGGTTAAAGAAAAGGAACTTTTTGGATGTCAGTACATTTTACATGAGTGCCAAGTTTTACAATGCTAAGACAGGTCAATTTACTAAAATGATGACGGGTAAAGGGACTAATCCTTTGGACCAAACAAATGGGCCTCAAGTTTATTTATCGGGTAATAAATATGCTTTTGATAGTACTCAGTATTTTTACTATACAGTTAAGTTGGATTATACAACTCAAACATATCAAGTCTTTAATACGTTTGGTCAAAGGGTGGGAACAACTATACCCATAAAATGGTACGAATATGTTAATCCACCACAATAATGCAAGACTTATATAAAATAACGGTATCACCAGAAAACGTAAAAGGAGACTTATTCGTTGTTAACTATAGTGGAACTCCTGTAGGTGTTTATTCTGCAATGACTGCGGTTGTTAGTTCTGGTCCTGATGGTACTTCATTATTGACTAACCTAACGGTACCTATTCTATTAAGACAAACAGCGGTAGACGCTGGTTACTATAGTCCATTTGATGGGGCGGTATTACAAAAAGATGTAGTTGCAAATTTTATATTCTCATCAACAACTACAAACCCATATGTTTATAATGTTTATAACACCTCAAACCAATTTCAAAAGTTTTTAGATTTATCTGCATACAAAGTTGATTGGGGAGACGGAACACCAAAAGAAATTATAACAGGGTATACGCCAACTTCAATAAGACATACGTACGCTTCAGCAAATAGTGAATATACTATTACTATGGAACAAACTAATCCGTGGGGTGTAACAAGAGTATCAAAAACAATTAAGACTCCATTCACAAATCCAACAATTTATAACCCACAAGGAACTGCGTATTTTACTCCTTCGTCTGGAAATTGGATTGGAACACCTGTATCGTATGATTATATATTTTCAGGAGATGCTGTCAATGTTGTATCCGCACAAACGTCTAACAATTATGTGACAATACCATTTACGGTATCTGGAATAACAAAATCAAGAGTTAACGAATTAGCCCAATACGGTTCACCAAAATTCCAAGTTGGAGTTCCTGTCATTGCTAACGGACAAATATGGGGAGCAATATCAGACATTAATTTGGTATATACTGCTTACACTATAACAAACGTAAACTATTATGACTATAGTGACGGGACAACTATTTTTTTCCAACAATCATCGGGATTAACTAGTAACAATTTATCTGCGGTTCCTATAACTAAAGATGAGGTTTTATTAAAAGTTATTGACCAAGCTCAAGTACAAACAGACGTATTTGTGGAGAGAGGAAAGAATAGTGCATATGAAAGAGTACAAAGATTAGGTGAGGTTGATAATTTAGGAGACATGATTAATTATGGTTATGGATTTTTTAATGTCGATAATAAGAAAAGAACCTAATGAAAAAAAGAACTAAACTATTTATAAATTAAATAAGAGAACATGGCAATAGGCTCATACGGTACAATAAGACCATCAGATGTTTCACCACAGGATGTTGAGATAATCATGAACTACACTCCAACAAGGGATGTGACAGACCAATTTGTGCTTACAAAATTGGATGCACCTACCATACTTAAACCTTACTTTGCTAATAGTGAAACAGGAGGAAATGCGGGTGTTGAAGTTTTAGGAGGGTTATATAATTTAACATTACCTGCAAATCAATTTAATGCATTAGGTATCTACACATTATATTTAAGACCAGCTCAAATAAGAACCGTTATTACTGATTGTGGTGTTTTAAGTGCATTACCAAATGTTAAAGGTCTTGTTATCGATATTAGTAACGTACCTACTCAATACCAAAATAAATTTGTTCCTCAAGGACTTGTAGGATTTAGAATTGAATACTTAAATAATGACGGTTCAAAAATACCTAACTTCTTTAGAGTAGTTACTTCAAGTTTTTATTGTGAACCAGTTGTAAGTAATGAAATCAATACTTCTCAAAAATCTATTAGATATAGATATGTCGATGGAGATTCAAATCTTATTTTCCTAACACTATCACCATCATCTTCACCTACTAACAAACCAAACGCGACTCCATATATTGGACAGCCTGACCAAGATATTATTATCACTAACACTTTCTTCAACCCTATTAGTTTGGAGGTAGAAATGGTTGAATACGATATCTCATCTCTTGCTATTGCTCTTTACGGTAATCAGACCAAGTCTATTGATGATGGTATTTACACAATCTATGACTCTCAAAATAACATATACAGACAATACAACTTATATGAAATTAGAGACCAATTTAATGCGTTGTTATATGAGGTTAGACAAAATAGAAACGATAATATTGATTTCAGTAAAAACTTTACAAACATAACTAGCTAATGGCGATAACGCAAAAGACTACAAAATACTTTTACCCTCCAAGACCTGGTAGCGGTGCCGCAACTTTTTCCGACAATATTGTAGGATTACAAACAGTTGAGGGTGGTGGACTTACGCAAGGTAATTTTGAGTTTACAACTTCAGTAGTTGAAAAGGTTAATAGAACCTTTAACGTTGGAGCATTCTCTGAACCAATTAGTTTAGATTCGTTAGATATTGAAGATTTAACCGAAAGTCGTAGAATAATGGCAACTCAGTTTAGAGTTTATCCAAACTATGACGTATCTCAGGTTCTTAACTTTTCAATGTATGGTTCTTTAAGTAAAAGATTCCAAGTTTCGGTTACTCATATTCTTCATCAGTTTCCAGCTTCTTTGGATATCATGTATACTAACCTTGATTTTACAACAGGACCTACCGCGATTGATATCCAATATAATGAAACAGAAGATGAAACATATTTTCAAGTTGAGGTTAGTCGAATTAATAACCCTTTTGGCATTGATTACTCAATAAGCGCATCAACTAATTTATTGGCTAGTGAGATTACGCAGTCACCATACAGAAACTTATATAACACTTATTTAGATTATTGTGTAAGTATTAATGATAACATATATAATGTTGTATCGTTTACCCCATCAGAGACGTTAAATTCGGGTTATATTCAATTTTATGTATCAGGAGCACCATTTGGAACCACCGCCTCTACAACCAACGAACAATACCAAATAAGACCAAACGATTTTATTACAGATAAAATATTTGCCGAGAATTTTGACGAGGTTGAAAAGTTTTTATTAAATCGTTTAATAAGACCACCATATACCGCGATATTTCAAGTACCTCAACAAAATGAAGACGGACAATTTTATACTGACTATCAACAAGTTACTTGGCCGTTAGATGGTGCTTGGAATTTAGATATTAGGTCCTTTTTGTTTGATGATTACTTAAGTAAATTAGAGGAAATTGGTAAGAATTTAGATTCATTTAAAACAAATTTAATATCAAGATTTTTAACTTCTGATTCATTAAAAGAATTTGATACAAGAGGACAAAAAGTTGAGAAAATATTCCAAATATATGGTAGAAGTTTTGACCAAGTAAAACAATTCATTGACGCATTGGCCTATATGAATTCGGTTAATTATAATCCTGAAAATGATATTCCGTCCGAACTATTAGTTAACCTTGCAAGAACGTTAGGATACTCTTCAAATTTTTCACCAATAACAAATGAAGACTTTTTAAGTTCTGTTTTTGGAAATACAAATACACCGACTTATCCTGGTTATGCAAGAGCTTTAACACCAACAGAATTAAATTATGCGTTTTATAGAAACTTAATTTTAAATGCTGCATACCTTTTCAAATCTAAAGGAACAAGAAGGTCTGTTGAATTTATGATGAGATTGATTGGCGCGCCAGAGTCATTAATTGAATTCAATGAACACATTTATCTTGCCGACCAAAGAATTAACTTAGACCAATTCTATACACAATGGGCTTCAATATCAGGAGGTACTTACGTACAAGATACTCCAGCTTATTTACCAGGAGAAACATATAAAATTAAAGGTAATGTGTATAGTGCTTTTACATCTGTAGCAACTTACAGTAATGTTAATATTAGATTAGAAGATTATCCAATAGATAATTTAGGTTATCCTCAAGCACCTCTTAATACTGAGGATTATTTCTTCCAATTAGGTGCGGGATGGTACGAAGTAACGCCACAACACAGAAGTCCAGACCAAGTACGAATTACAGGAAGTGTGTACACAGGACAAAACTACGATATTCAAACTCAGTTAACTCCATTCTCTTATGGTCAACCATATTTGGATAGATTTAGAGATTTTCCTTATATGACGGAAGGATTTAAATTAACTCAAGTAGTTGATAATAATAAATCATGGTTAGAAGAAGATAACAAAATCAGGGTTTCAACAAACGCGGATTATAATGCTTATTATTATGTTGATAACGAAAAGTTAGTTCTAAATGTTAAGAATGTTGATTTATTTTTAAACCCTGGACAAGGTCTTGTATATGATGTATGGGATGAATCAAGAAGATATGATTATCCATTTCCTGAGTCAGGTTTAACAGTAGGATATCCTGTACCTGGTGGAGTAGATTGGACATACGTTAATCCCGAACCAAAAAAGAAAACATTCTTTGAATTCTCCCAAACATTTTGGCAGAACATGATTAATGTTAGAAATAGACAATACATTACAGATGGTAAAACAGGAGGGTATCCAACATTACAATCCATTTGGTGGAAATATATTGAATCTGAAGCAACTGTGGGATTACCAAACAACCAATACACGTATCAAAAATTAATTGATTACGTAAACGGTATTGGACCTTATTGGATGAAATTGGCAGAACAAATGATTCCTGCTACAACTATTTGGAATACAGGTGTTAGAATGGAAAACTCAGTTTTACATAAACAAAAATTTGTTTATAGAAGACAAAGAGGATGTCAATTTATACCAGTTCCTGTCGACCCTTGTTTTATTATATCAAATATATTTGATTATACATGCGCGACGGAGTATACAGATTTTAATATATACCCTTGGTTAAATGGTGATACTAATGTAAGTAATTTTGATAGTATTTTGTCTAACAGATTAAATAATATGTTATCATCAAGTGGGGTAACTTTAAATGAATGTGTACAAAATTCAGTACAATCTAATTGGTATGTTAATTTAACAATTGGAGGTGATAGTATTATAGAAGAGCCGTTTTATACTGGTTATGGATTAACAGACGTACCATCAAATAGAGATTGGAGAAATGCTTTAATACAATATCTACCTGAATTATATAAATATGGATACACTTATTACCTAAATGGTAATATTTTAACAGTAACAAGTCTTACTTGTACAGAAAGAAATGTTGGAGAGATTTTATCTTTAAATTCAGGAATAAACATTAGTATAAATTGTAATACCATTTAATGGCAGCTTTTAATTATATATTACAGATTACGGGTGATTGCCAATCAAATAATGGTGGAGCTATTACTATAGTACCAACAGGAGGTACCGCACCATATACCGTTCAATGGACAAATCCTAATTTAGGACAAGACACTGCGGTACTAGATTCATCTAGATATGGATTGTCAGCAGATACATATGTAATCAGAGTTAATGATTCTACATTACCAACAAACCAAGAGTTTTACATAAACATACCTGTATCAAGTGGAGTTTGTGCTTCAATTTTGGGGGTACAAGATACCACATGTAATTTAGCCAATGGTTCTGTGACAGGAACCTCAACATCTCAATATTCTTCAACAAATTACTACCTGTATAACATGAGTAACTCCTTGATTCAATCAGGAGTAACTAATACATCAGAAATTATTTTTGGAGGAATTGACTATGGTTCTTATTATTTAGTGGCTGAAGATTTGGGAGGATGCACAGGTGAAACACAAAGTTTTATTATTGACACCTCGACAGAGTTTAGTTTTGGATTATATGTTGTACCAAATTCAAGTTGTGGAGGAACTCCAATAGGTAAAATAATTGTAACAGGACAAACAGGGCAAGCTCCATTCTCATATCTTTGGAGTAACGGTCAAACAGGAAGCACCATTACGGGATTAACCTCAGGTAGTTATTCGGTTTCTGTAACAGATGCATATGGATGTACAAAATCTGCTGAAGGGTCGGTAACAAATGTTAATCAAATTGGATTAGGTCTTATAACTTCAACATCACCAAGTTGTTTTCAAAATAATGGTGTTATTAATTTAACTATCACGGGAGGAACTGCGCCTTATTATTATTCGGCATCAACTGGTAACGTATTAATATCATATTCAAAAACTTATAGTTTATCAGGATTGACTGCGGGTGATTATAACTTCCAAGTTACAGACGCTGCGTATTGTCAATTATTTGCAGGAACCACATTACAAACTCCTGGCGGGATAACTTCAGTATTGGTAACTAATCAAAATTCAACTTGTTCAAGTACAAACGGAATAATTCAAATATCCGTAGTTGGAGGAGCAACGCCATATACCTATACATTAATTTCACCAGATGGTACACAACTTAATATAAACACTTCTCAAACAACTTATGTTTTTGATGGTTTATCTACAGGGACGTATACTGTTGCAGTTTCAGATTCGACAGGATGTTCGTACATGCAAGAAGTTACCATTATAACAGAAAACAAATTTACAATTTCAACAGATGTTACTGAAACAAGTTGTAATCAAAATAATGGGTTAATAACTATATATTCAACAACAGGAGGTACAATGCCTTTAGACTATTCAGTTGATGGGTTATATAACGTACTTGATACTAACTTAAGTGCGGTAACGTTCAATAATTTAACCGCAGGAGCCCATAATGTTAGTGTTACCGATTCTGATGGGTGTGTTCAAAATCAAACTGTTTTTATTCCGTTTAGCCAACGTTTAGATTTCTCATTATATAGTACTTCTTGTGGTAGTGGTAGTAATGGACAGATAACCGCATTTATAACATCAGGTGAACCACCATTTAATTTTAATTGGTCGGACAATATTCCTAATGAACCACAACAAATTCAAGTTACAGGATTAACCGCAGGAACATATAGTTTAACAGTAGTTGATGATAACGGATGTTCTTTAACAAGGACAACAAGTATTAATTGTTATAAAAATTATGCTTCATATCAATCATATGTTATGGGGGCGGAAGTGTTTAACGTTTCTTCACCAACTAAATTTGGTATGTTACAAACCC